CACACAGTTAGCTACGAGCAAGGGCCGTTTTCCCCAGAACTCACTTAATTATTAAATTTTATGCCAAATTATAGTAATAAGACAGGTTACTCTCTTTCTGTCAGTGAACTAGTCCAAGAGACTTACTCATATGGCTTTTCTGACCCTGTTTTGTTTAAATCATTATTAAACAAATTAACGAGATTTTATGAGAAATCAAATAATTTTAAGAAATCTGAACAAGTTGTTAAAGAAATTAATAACATTCCTAGAGGAACAAAACGTGCCTCGGATAAGTTCCGATTCCAATCTGGATTTTCTAGACCAAAAGTCGACAAAGAACTTAAGCTGGAAATATCTAAGTTTGGTAAGCATACTTTACCGTCTAACTACAAGATGCCTGAACTCACAGATGTGTATAAATCAGACGTCGACTGTTTACAACGCTATTCGAAAACTTTTAAGAATCCTAAGAGATCTAACTTAAGACAATTCGTTATAGCTGGTCTTCACGCAGCAAAACACATGGATTTATTATGTGCAAAAGGTGATGCCCTATGTAGTACTACTGATATTCATTCAGCAGTTACGAATACAACTAAGAATACAAATTCAGGTTACCCGCTTTTCATACGTAAGAATGATGTTACTAACATCAAAGATACTACGAAATGGCTAAGAGGTATTCTAGATGAGGGAACGTCTTTCAGACTATTCAAGAATTCCTTGATGATGAATCCAGAAGTTATATTCAACAGATTTCAACCTGTACTTTCTGAAGATCTAAGAACATTAGAGATGAAGATAAGACAAGTTTGGTGTATCCCACACAGAATTGTAGCCTTAGAAGAATTCTTCTTTGGAAATCTGTTACGTAGACACAAGTCTAGACAGATGTCGAAACCTAATCCTGTTGTAACTAGCGGATTAAACAACAAATCGATTTCGGTAAAATGTGTTAAGAGATTAAGAAACCAACTTGGTTCTACTTTTGTTAACAATTACAAAATATACTCTTTAGACTATTCAAAATTTGATAGTACTATACCTGACTTTGCGATCGATTTATTTTATGTAATATGCCGTCGTCAGATTAATCTCACTCCGAAACAAGCTAAAATCTACGACTTACTTAGATTTTACACTAAACGTAGTCCATACTTTAACCGTGGCGGATTTGGATTTCAGAAGCGTGGTATTAGTTCAGGATCGTTGATCACAAGTACCTTTGATTCATGGTGGAATCTAACCCTTTGGTATCTTGCTAGAACAATATCACATGTAAACAATGACAATGTTAATTCTGTACGTGATAAGGGCACAAATGTTCTTGATTACTTGTCAAGCACAAAATTTCAAGACTTAGATTTTAGAAGGTTCGATAATATTGTAGTTTGTGGAGATGATGTCCTTTGTGTATGCAAAGAATCATTAATAATATCCCATAGGTTACTTTCTGAATCTATTGGTATGAAATGCAGCGTCTATAAAGTGGCTGAAGTACCAGAAGACGATGTATTCTTTCTTGGCCGATTTTGGAATAAGAACAACGAACCTTTCCAAACGGAACAGTATATCACAGCTCATATTATATCGAGAACTA